CAAACAATCCATATCGTTTCACACCCAGCGTAGGCACATTCTAATACGGCTCGCTCAACAGCCAAATAGTTAGGGGCAATTGGCATCATACAATCGTGCCACGGAAAGTTGAAATCCATCGGCTGACCAGCCACCGGGACTATCCCAGCCAAATGAAATGACTTCTCATTCGCAGGTTTGTGTTCTATGGATACAGATTCCATAACACCAATATTAGCATATAAATGCCGATAATTTTACTGTTTATCCCTGCTGTTTGTCCATTTCTTGCAATAGTTTAATCGCCATCAATAGTTCTACGAGCTTCTTTAAATCAGATTCACCCGACTGATCTTCACCCGACTGACTCGCGCCCAATTGTTCCACTGATTGACTTTGTAGGCTGACAAAGCTTTGGGTGCTCATTTGTAGACTGCCCTGTCCCAACATCGGGGGCTGTGTATTTGACATTTGGCCACCGCCACCAGACCCGCCAGCCGATTCTACACCAATTCCCGCTCCAGCATTAAAGTCACCCGTGTCAGCTGCGCCTGCTACTGGTGTGGCACCTTGTGCAGCGTCAGTAGCAGGCATTGCGGTTGCACCACCAGCGCCACCGGCACCACTCACTCCACCAATTCCATCACTCATATTCTTCGTTCCTCCATGTGTACTTTTTTTGCACTTCATATAGTAACTAAGCGCTTATGAGTTTTATGCACGCAAGAGGGTGTCAAAAAGGTTGATTTAATTATCTTTTCTACGGAACGGTCATCAAATGTCACCCCATCATTGTTCTCATAATTAATATTTTGGCCGCCAAGTATCACATCTCTCGCTGTCGCCTCTATTCGCACAGCATAGTATTTATATTTCTCTGGGTTCTTCTGATCACGACCATTTCGTGTACCGCGAATACCATTTTCCTTCATCAAGCCCAACACCTTAAATCTGGCATAGGTGTCTGAATATTCAGTATTGTGAATCTGGTCCTCTGTGAGATATGATACAGCTACGAGGTCTTTTAAATCGTGTTTACCGTCCACTCTTTCTGATGGATAAAAATAAACCTCCTTCACCAAATCGTCATTCGTACAGAAATAATCATATTCATGACGACAACCTGACCTTACGTTGAACCAGTCTAAAATCTTGAATTTCTTTGGCGGCAAAAAATTTACATTATGGATTTCTCCAAGGTCGTATGACATACACGATTCTAAACCATGCAAATCTGTGTCGTCAAACACCCTCAATTTGTCATATCCAAGCTTCATTCCAGAATTCCCCGCAGCGGCAACCCGTACAGTCTTCTTTTCTTGGTCAATCCTAATAGATTTTACCTTATCAGAAAACGGCAGCCTGCCACTTAACGACATCATATAAGAAAGCCTTTCCCAAAGGGCCAGTTTAGGAATCCCAACCACCTTCACTCCAGTATTCGTCTTAAGCTCAAAGGTAACCGGCTCAAGGAAGAATGAAGATAAATTTATTTCCGGCTCAAAGAAGTCAAATGGAGATGGACCGGCGTCTGGTACTCTTATAAGTGTCGCGTCCTTAGAATAAGCGTATACAAGAGCACTCAGCCCACCTCCAATAACGACCTCATCAAACTTCAACATCCCCGACAACAGCCACCACATAATTTTCTAGCACAAGCTGAAAATTTTCATTCAGCACATTAATATGCTTAACCATATGACCCTCAATCAAAATATGTTGACCCGCTTCACATAAGTTGCAGTCATCAAAAGTAGCTAGCACTTTAGCCAGTTCATATTCTCTAGTTGGCTTAGCCGAATAGTCATCTGGGACTAAGATGGCTGATTCTTTTCTAGAAGGTGGCTCAACCACCTCAACTAACAAATGCCTGTTTTTAGGCAGAATATTCATTTAAAATACCCCCATCTCATATTATTGTTTTAGAGACATGGTCATAGAAGTCCATCAACTGTTCAATATCAACGTCACCCTTTACCATACGATACGCCTTGGTGGCCATACTGATTTCTTCTTTTGAGAGCCACCCATTCTCAACATAGTTTCCCTTGAGAGCACGCTTCTGCTCTTTATAGGGCTCCATTGAATCTTCAATAGCAGCCATTGATTTAATATAATCAGTAATTCTCTTTTCTTTTTCTTGAATCTCTTCAGACATCATCTACTCCTTTTATAGAAATATAACATAAAACTTGTGATTATTTAACCACATTTCGCGTAGCCACATTGGCTACAGGTAACACACCCGTCTTGATATATCAGTGAATCTTCGGTGTCACATGCTGTACAAGCCTTGTCCCCAGCTGGCTCACCGTTGCTGATATAATTCTTTAAAATTCTAGCTAAACACCTCGCAAAACTAAACATGTCACTATCCTTGTCCTTCATCAGTTGCTCAACCAAAAGTCTTGGAGGGGCACCATGGCGCAAGGACAAAGAAAGCATTCTCGTAAACGCTGACTCATTTGGATTATCATACACTCTTACAACATCTCTTACCACAGTTATATCATCATCTACACCAAATGTCAAGTCATATCTGTTAGTTTTTGTTTTAAAACTATGTTTGGTGAGGCGTCCCTTAATGTGGCGTTTGGGAATTTCAATGAGATTTGCCAAACCGCCTAAAACCTCATATGGCCTATCTTTATAACGCCCCACAAGAATTGTCCATTTCTCCCCCTTGATGGTGGTATGGTGTATATCACAATCTAAAATGTCGGGACGCTGTGGTGCGCCATTTCGTGGGAAGGAACTCCCTTTAACTTCCTCGTTTGTGACCAGTACACCTGTTCGGCTGCCGTCAACATAAACAGTAATTCCTTTAAGACCCTCTTTCCAGCCGCGCATATACAACTCTCCCACAACTTCTGGACTGGTATCTTTTGGAAGATTAATGGTAGAGCTAATCGCATGGTCAATGTGCCGTTGGATTGTGGCTTGTACGTCCACCCGTCTGTTCCAATCAATCTGGTCACTCTCTATAAAATAATCAGGCAGCTCAAGTTCATCAGGCCGGTCCACTTGCATGTCACACCACTCTTGAACGTTGTGATGAAAAACACTATACTCAACCCATCGGTCGCCCACATCATCTACAAAATCCGCTTCAACATTTTTTTCATTGTGGCTCAATTTCCGGCGACGAATATAAGAATTACGAAAGACCGGCTCAAGGCCCGAACTGGTCTGAGACAAAATAGATACACTGCCCGTTGGTGCGTTTGTCAGGATAGAGATATTTCTGCGCCCATGGGCTGCAATTAATTTTTGCAATCGTTCAGGAAGCCGTTTGATGAAAGCATTATTCTTCTCCTTATCCCAATCAAATACCGGGAACGCTCCACGCTCTTCAGCTAGACGAGCGCTTTCTTCATAAGCACAGTCTCTTAATGTGCTATAAATTTTATCAATAGCCTCAATACCTTCTGGCGAATCATAACGTAATTGCATACGCGCTATAGCGTCTGCTAACCCGTGAGTGCCGAGCCCGGTTCGCCGTCCGCTCAAGCACGCCTTTCTCAATTTTGCCCACAACTTTTTCTCGTCTGTTGTGTCTGCAACTTTAATAATCTTAGAAAGCTGTTCTGCTTCCAGNTCTACCAAGTCATCTGAAAGGCGCATTGACATTGATACCATCTCTCCGAACTGCTCATGGTCAAAATAAGATTTTGAAGTAAACGAATCCTTAACAAAGTTTTTTAAATTGATAGATATCAACCTACAACTATCATACGAAGATAGCGGAATTTCTGCACAGGGGTTCGTAGAAACGGTTTCAAAACCTTCTTCACTATAACAGTCTGCCGGTAGATTTTTCTTTATATTGTCCCACATCAAAAGACCCGGTTCCGCAGTCTTTGTCGCGCTATCTACAATTGATCGCCATATCTCGCGAGCATCAACAAGCTTCGTGTATTTTACTTCTTCATCTGGTTCTGCATCAACCGGAAAGCGCAATAGAAATTCTGAATCGTTGTCAACAGCATTCATAAAATCATCGCTTAGCTTAACCGATACATTTGCTCCGGTTACCTTCGTTAAGTTATGTTTCATCGTTATAAACTGTTCAATGTCTGGATGACGGACGTCCATCGTAATCATTAATGCACCGCGCCGTCCATTCTGACCCACCATTCTACAAACATAAGAAAAGAAATCTGCAAACGACCATGCGCCAGTAGTAGTACCTGCTGAATTATTTACCGGGGCATTCTCTGGACGTAGATGTGATATATCTAGGCCAACGCCGCAACGCCTCTTAAAAAGGTTTGCCAAGTTCCTACCAGTGTTAATGATTGAAGACATGTTATCTTCTGGATTGGCAACAACAACGCAATTGGATAAAGAAGCATGAACTTGTTTGTTACCGCAGCCAAACATAACTGACCCTTGCGGAACAATATATTTAAATCTGTCAAACGACTGTCTGATTTGTTCATATGAAAGAGCGCGAGGCCCCTCAAACTTTTTCTCTATTCTTGCAAACTCTTTCGCCAAGCGGTCGTGCATATCGTCAGGAGTTTTCTCTAATAATTCTCCGCTCTTATCTCTTAAAGCATATTTCGTTATAAACACATTTGAAGCCAACTCGTCGCCATCAAAATATTCTAATACCGTATTTTCATCCACTACCATCCCTCCTAAACTCTTTATATTTTTTTCTCAACTGCTCCTTCTGCTCTGCTGAACTTTTCGCCACCAACTGCTCCACCGTACTACCATCGGAAGGTAGAACTTTTATTTTTACCGCAGCAGTGTCCATAAATATAGGGTATATTAAACCATCAGGACCGTTCCTATTCTTTGCCAAAAAGATCCTTCCCCCGTTTGTGGTCTTATCCTGAATTGTTCTAGACACGGAGAAAATAAAATCGGCAACAAAGCATTTATTAAACGCTTCAGAAATTGACTCCATTGTAATTACCTCCGCGTTCAACCCCGAGCGATTTGTCTGAGACGCCGTATAACATGGGCACTCTGACACTTGAGCAATTGCTCTGAGGTCTTCATAAATAGTCTCAAGTTCGTGTCTCTTTTCTTTTCGGGTAACATTTGGTCGTAATAAATCTGCATAATCAACAATAATTAAATCCGGCTTAATCTCCCTCTGAGCTAAGCGTTCTAGATGATTACGAATTACATTTGGAGATGCAGATTTCGTTGGATACTCTTTAATAATTAATTGCCCTTCCAGATCTTTTACTGTCTCATATATACCTTCTTTGCAGGAGTGTAGCTGAAATAATGGGATGCCAGTTAAGCAACTATCGTACCTTGAGGCAATCACCGTAGGCGCTAATTCCAGTGTATAATGCACCACTGTCTTTCCAGCCTTGATAGCCTGTGCGCCCAGGTGTACTAGCACCATTGACTTACCTGCGCCCGTAGGGGCAATGACTACCCCAAGCTCTCCCTTCCCTAAGCCGCCCTTACATAATTCATCAATGATGTCCCAACCCGTGCTTATTGGGGCACGCACTTTCAACTGAAATCTCTCTTCAAAATCTGCCTTATAATCATATCCAAAATCGGTACTAGACCCCAACTTAAGAGCCTCATTAATTACTAAACTGATTTCATCAAATGACGAGGCTTCTAACAGACCAACTGATTTAATCATAGCCTCTTTAAGCTTTTGCTTTCTGCAAAAATCCAGCGCGGTGTCCTTAATATATTCTTCACCGCCGATTTCAATTTCAGATTTATAAATTCTAGCGAAGAAGTCCCGTGTCTGCTTTTGAGTCGCTTTATTCTCGTCATCTAACTCTGCTCTTAATATGGTAAGCATCACCTGCTTCGAAGGGTGTACACCGTATCTATCTTTATGGTTGAAAATCTTCTGAACAAAAACTTGCAAATATTTTAATTCAAAAAACCCAATTGACAACACTTCTTTAATCTGGTCGGCAAAGACTCGCTGATCCATAATTAAATGGGCCAGAGACTCCTGAAAAGATTTTCCGAACTTAGAAAAATCAGCGTTATTGCTCATTAACTTACCTTATTCTTTACTATCAACAACAATACGTTTCATTGTCTGAAACAAACTAGACCAATCAAAAACACCAAACCCGTCCTGGGTCATCATCTTCAGCACCTCGGTCTTGTTAAATTCTTGCGGAGCTTCTTCAATCGCATATCTCACTTCTTCTTTAGACTGCGCTGAAATACTTGGAACATACAGTTGCATCAGCTTATAGTTCTTTTCAATCACATCCTGGTATTCAAGAATGTTTTGATGAACTTTCAGCTTCTTTTCCACCTCATCGCAAGCATCTATTATTTCTTTAATACCGCAACTCTTTTCTTCTGAAAGAAACGGAAACCGTTTGGCAACTGTTGGCAAACCTGCGCCTCCCACACCATGAAGGTTATCACTCTTATCACCCACAATAGCACGGGCAAGAGCAAAATTTAATGGGTGAACTCCATATTCTGAAACTATCCGATGTTTATTTAATACCATTTTTTGCGATGGTCTATACAGAATCGTTTCGTCATCGCAGAGTTGAAAGAAATCTTTATCGCTTGAAACGATAACCTTCTGCCAACCCCTTAAGGAAGCCATAGCAACAACATATGCAATCACGTCATCAGCCTCAATCGCTGGCAACATAATTTGTGATATGGGCATGCAATTTAAATATTCTGCCAGTCGTGTTTGCTGCCAAATCTTATTTTCTATCTCTTCGTTTTCTGTTAAGTTACGGATTTCTCGGTTCAGCCGAATCGGCTTGCGCCCGCCTTTATACCCTTTATCTAGACTCTTCCTCTTCTGCGATCCACCAGCACCATCCCACGCAATAACAACTTGGTCTGGCTTAATCTCCCTAACCAATTTTTGTAGTATTTTTAGGAAACCCTTCAAACCACCAATTGGTTGCCCATTGGTGGACAATGATGGGTCAACAATGTACGCCCTGAAGTACATATTAAGTGCATCAACAATTAGAATTCTTGGCTTGGACATAGTTCTTCTCCATAGCTTCCATTATAGCCCGAAAGCCCACTAAGTGTCAACAAAAAAATATCTTTAAGAAAGCTAGCTAGAGTTTTTTGTTCTTAATTCGTCGCTTGAGCTTCCGAAATTCCTTTGTAGATGTACCTGGATTCTTTATAATAATATGCCGTGGTTTTATTTTTAACTGCGGCTTAAGAATAATCATACGGCCTGCGTTGGACCTGTTGTTTGGCCCGACAGCCATCCAGTTATATGTCGGATGGCTTGAATAATCTGACCTATATGGAGAATAATAATACTGTTTATTCTGCCACGCAGTATCGCCTAAGCACTTTTGATAAGATGCTCTGTGAACTTTCCACTTCTTGTGTACCATCTTAACTAAAGATACCGGCACCTGTCCGTAGAAAATCCATGCTTCCTGAAACTTGTCAAATTCAGCTGCTATCATTAAAGTTTCCGAAACGCCTGAATTCGTCGCGACACGGGCATGAAAATAAATTACCGGCGTACTATGCACCCAAGCGACAAGAAACTCATCCTGCTGTAATTCAACCCTGCTGTAATAAAAAGCAGCTGGTACGGATTTACATGCCTTCGCGTGCAAATCCGCGCTAGCTGTTAAGAATAGGCATATGCCCACAAAAAAAGAAAATAATATATGTTTCATATTAACATTAAGACCCCGCAGCGGACTCTTCTTCGTCTAAGTCCTTGTAAAATTCAGAAGCATCACCTTCGCGTTTGTCAAACTTCATAATGACTTCTTCATCAATGATAGATAAGACACGCTTACGAAATTTATCATTTTGCATCTTCTCCATCCATCGGCTTGGTTGGAATTTTTCAACTGTTCCGTCTCCCATGTCCATAGAATACCAAGCTCCTGCTGAAGTTAAATGTCGCGAGCCCTTAACAGCATCAAACCAGCTCTCTTCATCTTGCACCCCCACATCAGCGCCCCACAAGATCTTAAAAACACATTGACGACCCTGTGTCCCAAATCTAGACTTTTGAATCTTCGCCTTAACTTCTGAACCGATTCGGAAACCGTTATCGTCCAAAATGAAAGATGCTTTTGACTTACGACCGGTCAACCAAACCCTCAATGAATAGGCATAATGCATTGCCTTGCCACCAGGCGTAAAATATGGTGTCGTTAGAGCTTCAGCGATGTTACTTGTAATATTTGTTTTAAGCTGGTTCAAAACTAGGAAAGTTGACTTGCTATTAGCGATTGGCACAGTCAACTTTGACATTCCTTTTGAGAGAATTCTTGGTTTCACTGCCATTGACGATAGTGGATTAAAATCTCCTTCAACATCAGAAACAGATGGAGTTAATGCTAGTGAGTCCCAGATAAATAGCATCTGACTTTCGTTTGTNCCCAATAAATCTTCAATAGTTTCAAGGACAAACTCTACTGAACGTGCCTGGACATATAAAAGATTATCAATGTCGCACCCAGCCTTTTCCAGAAAAGATGGGTCAACCGCAGACTCAGAATCAAAGTAAATTACATCAATCCCCATCTTCTGTGCGTTGGCTGCAATCTGTGCTGCCATGTAAGACTTGCCGGTTGATTCCAACCCAGCAATCTCCACGATTTTTCCGACAGGAATGCCAGCGAGGCGACCACGACTTATGATTGAGTCAAGCCATCGTGAGCCAGTCGGAATCCATTGCTTGACTTCGGTTGGGTTTTCTGCCGACAAATTGTGCGCGACGTTGATGCCAGCCTTCTTATTAATGAGATTGCGCATATCCTCAATGCTTAATTTGCCTGCTTTCGTCTTCTTCGGCCTTGCCATTTATCCCCCCGCAAGTGAATGTTTAAAATTGAGGCACCTGATATCCCTATGCCTCCCTGTGGTAATCGTCTATTGACCGTTCTTCGTGGCCTGTACATGAGTTCGGACATTACCGGCAGCCGTCTTAATCTGTTGCATTATCTTACGAACCCGTGTTCCTGCTGAAGAATTTCCATCGACGTAAAACTTATTATAATCCGCCTGCACTTCCGTAAGAAGGGTAATCATATCGTTAAGTGTATTCGGAGTGTTTGTATTGTTATTCATAGTTTTTCCTTATGTTAAAGTATGAGGCACCTGATATCCCTATGCCTCCCTGTGGGCCGAAGACTCTTAGCTCAAAAGCTCTTCGAACGCTTCCGACACAGAATTAGAATCGCCATCAGACTGAGACTTATATTTTACAGTTTCAGTTGAAGCTACCTCTGCGTCTTCATCCTCAAGAAGATGACCATCAAGCATTGCTTGTACCTCGGATGAGGTCTTGCGCTCAAATAAGTCTTCAAACTCTGGGATGCTCTCAAGCAGCTCTGCACACTCTTCCGATGTCTTATCCGCACATACTGGAGAGGTGGAACGCTTGGGAGTGAGCTTAGTCAATGGGAATTGACCACCGGGTGGCTTGCCATATTTCATGACAAGGTCCGTACCACTATCAACGTCAGTGATGTCGCCATACTCAGGATTAAGAACAAGGTTCAACAGCGTTTCATATGCCATCTTCCCGTATCCCCAGACCCGAACACCGCTAGTCTCTTCGCCGCGAACCATAACGGGGGAAAAGAAACGCTGACGAGCAAAAAGAGACTTAGCCATCCTCTTACTGTCATCGTCGCCCTCTCGCCAAAGCTTGCTAGCGAAATCACACACGGGGCAGTCTTCACCGTAGTTCTTCTTAGGACAGAGGAACCCGGAATTCTTGCCCACGTTATAGTGGAACCAATAATCCTTAAAAGGATCACCATCGGGAGTGGGAATCAAACGAATCGTCTGTTCCCCCTCCTGTGGCTTCCAGAAAGAACTAGACTTTCCGTCACCACGGCTTTCGAGAGCCAGTTTTTTAGCCCTCATCTTTTTAAAATCAATACCCATTGCTTTCTCCTTTAGGGTTAAAGTAAGCTTAGCCAATATCCTAAACTTCTAACATACACTTTAACATAGTGGGCTGAGTATGTCAAGCCTTTTTTTAAAAAAGTTCAATTGCAAATATCACGGCTGCACCATCGAACTGTGGGCTGTGAGATAGATATAATCATCCTCATACTTCGTTTCATATACGGCATAGGACGTCTTCAAGCCATCATGCGCTTCGGCCAATACTCGCTCATTAACCTTCCTCAACAAAGTTCCATCCGTTTGAAGCTTCTCACCATTAATACCATAATAATAATTCTTTTCGCGAGGAAAGTCAAGGGCAAAAAATAAATTTTCTTTGCCGTCTTCGTTGTCCACAAAACCAAAAGTAGATATCCGCGCAACCTCCAAAGGCGCGAATCGCGTGCCCATTATTATTTCGCTATGGTCAAAAACATTAATCATATGCATAGAAGATACAACAGCATTATAAATTCGTTCGTGAAAAAGTTTAATTGGCACATCTCCCAGCGTTGCTGCGACAAGCGGCACGTCAACCAGATATATTCTTTTGAAAACCGCCGACCTCGCGTATTCCTGTAGCACACCCCTCACTGCTCTCTCATTCAGGCGACAAGTATCTGATAAAAATTGGATATCCGGCTTGATATACAATACGGTAATCTGGCAAT